GAGGTCTGTCCACGACGACTGCGGCTGCGTCGGCTCGAACTGTGCCTGATTGAGGTGCGCGGTGTACTCGTCGGCGCCGACGCTCACCGGCGCCTTGAACCGAACCGGCTTCGCTGCGATCTTGGCCACGTCAGGCCTCCTTTGCTGTCGTCACGGTGAGCGTGATCGCCCAGCCGAGATAGGTGTCTTTGATGGATGTCTTGGCGGCGCTCTCGAATCCGATTTCGGCGTCGCCGTCGATGTCGGTGATGAGCGCGAGCACCGGCACGTCGAGCGCATCCTCGGCCTTCGCCCAGTCGATGAGGTCGGACAGCACGGTGACGACGACGGTGTTGGACACGTGGCCCACGGGCGCCTCGCCGAGCGCTCCGATGCCGGTGTGCTCGATGTACACGGTCGGCCGCGACAGGGTGGCGACCTGCTTCACGGTGTGGGGCACGACCGCCCACGCGGCCGGGATGAACGGCGCGAGCTTCGCGGCCACCTGCGCGCGCACGCTAGAGGACATGAGGCTTCCCGTCCGCCGGCCGGATGATCGCCCGGATGGTCTTGTCGAGCGGCCTCGGGGTGAACATGAACGCGCCGTCGCCGACAGACCCGTCCGGCGCGGTGCGGCCGGCGTTCCACAGCACCGCCGCCTGCTGGAGCTGCGCGTACACGTAGCGCCGTGGCGGGTCGGTGAGGGTGTCCAGCTCGAGCACGGCGAGCACGTCGATCAACTTGTGCTCGAGCGCGAACCGCTCGAGCACGGCGGCGACGGATGCCTCGGCCGTGCCGGGGTCGGGGGCGTAGGCGATGACCTGCTCACGGGCGACCTCGAGCAGCATGGTGCACACCTCGAGGCGATCCAGCGGAGCCTCGGGCCACGCGTCGAGCAGGCGCTCTTGCGCGGCCGTCGCCTCTTCTGGCGTCGCGCCCTCAGTGGTGAACCAGTCAGCCATCGCCTACGCTCCCCCGGCCGAATCAGACGTCTGCGACGCCGACGAGCACGAGCGCCTCGGGACGCTTCACGAACGTCTGGAGGTAGCCGTGCACGGCCTTGTCGACGCCACCGCGGGCGATGTCGAGCGCGTCGACCTCGAGCAGCCCGCCGGCGGGACGGTCGAAGTCGATCGCGTACGACGCGCCCACGAGCGCGGCGCCGGTGTTCTCGATGCCGACATCACCGTTGACGACGGTGACGTTGCCGTCGACGGTGCCGTTGCCGGCGGTCGACAGCGCGATCTTGACGAACTCGGGCAGGTTCTCCGCACCGCCGGCCGCGTAGATCAGCTCGGTGAAGTCCGCGTCGTTCATGATCGCGAACGTGGGCGTGTCGCGCCGGCCGTCGGCCTTGCGCTTCTTGACGGCCAGGATGCCCTGGATGAGGTGCCCGAGCGCCGCCGGGTAGTTGGCCGGGTAGTCGGCGTTCGCGGGAGCGACGGGCGCGCCGGCGGCGGTGACGGCGTAGCCGAGCGCCAGCTCGTCCTGCCAGATGAGGTAGTCCTCCTGGAGGAACTGCAGGAACGCGAGCACGAAGTCGAGCCCGCCGGGCAGGTCGTAGAACTCGCGGCCGATGTCCTCGCCGATCGCCCACCGGTCGAGCACGCTCGTGTGCTCGGTGGTGAAGCCCTTGTACGACTTGATCGCGGTCTTGTTGCCCGCCCAGGTGCCGTCGAACGGCGCGTCGACCGGGGCGCCCGCGGTGCCGCGGCGGAGCTTGTAGCCCTTCTTGCCGCCGGCGTAGATCTCGCCGCCGGGGTTGAAGAGCGTGATGTACTCCTGCACGTAGGGCACGCCGGCGGAGATGAGGCCCATCCAGTTGGGCTGGATCGCGCCGCCCGCGTCGGTGAACGTCAGGTCGGACAGCGCCGCGAGCACCTCGACGGCCTGCTGGTCGTTGCGGTTCGCCTTGAGGTCGGCGATCGCCTGCGCGATGGTGTGGATGCTCGGACCCCGCGTCGCGACGACAGCGGCGCCGCTCTGCACGAGGGTGCCGGGGACAGCCCCGGCGAGTACGGTTTCCTGCTCGGTGCCCACGGGGGCCTCCTCTTCGGTGTCGTCCGAGGTGACCTCGGTCTCGGTGGATGTGGTGACGGTCGTGGTCGTGGTGCCGCCGTCTACCTCTGCGGTCGTCGACTCGGACTCGTAGACGCGCTTGAACTTGCGGCCGTCCCAGTCGGTGTAGACGTACTCGGATTCGCTCTTGTCGGTCGCGATCTGACCATCGGCGAGCTCGGCGAGCACGCGGGCGGACTGGAAGGCGCCGGCGGCGAGGATCGCCGCGCCGGCGAGCGAGCCGTTGCGGGCGACGCGGCCGGCGTCGATGTCGGTCTTGAACTCCGCGGACAGCGCACGGCGACGCCCGGCGGGGTTGAGCGCGTCGGCGAGCACCTCGTCGCCCTGCGGGGTGCGGCCGATGGTGAACGTGGCCATGATGCCCTGCGCCGTCTCCCACAGTCGGGATGCCCGGCCGACCGGCTGGTAGCGGTCGTGGTCGACGTTGAGGGTGACCACGGTCGGGTCCGCCGGGAGTGCGATCGAGCCGGCCTCGACGGTGAACCGACCGGCGTTCGTCTGGCCGACCTCGTGGAACGGGACGAGCAGGCCGGTGATGGTGCGCTCGTCGAGGCTGGCGAGCACCTCGCCGCCCTGGATGGTGATGTCGTGCATGGTCAGTCCTCGCTTGTCTGCTGCTCGGGAGGGTTCGGGGCTGTCAGGAACTGCGACGTGTCGACGCGGATCGACTGGCCTTTCGGGCACACGTCGTCGAGGGAGAGCCGGGCCGCGACCGCCGACGCGTATTTCGACAGGCCGAAGTCCCAGACCTCTGAGCGCTGCGCGCCGTTCTGCACACCCGTGTAGCGCATCTCGGTGCCGCCGCCGGAGCCGCCCTGCCGCACGCCCTCGAGCAGCGACGCGGGCAGGCCGGCGTGGTTGGCGAGGTCGATCCGGTTTCCGTTGCGGCCCGACTCGAACAGGTCGGCGGGCAGATCGCCCGAGGTGTCGACGGTCACCCAGTCGGGCTTCATCGCGGTCGACCCGCCCTTGCTCGAGCGGCCGGTGATCCAGAGTTGCCGGAACTGCTCGCGCTCTTCGGGCGACCATGCGTCCCACCGCTCGCCGACGAGCGTGAGGATGGTCTGCGCAATGGGGTTGTCGATGCGGTCGCGGTACGCGCCGCCGATCGCCATAGCGGCTTTGATGTCGTCGATCGCGTCGACCATCATCCCGTTCGACCCGTAGCCGAGTCGGATCGGGACGACGCGTTGCCGGTAGGTCGGCGACACCTTCGTGCTGACCTTGATGGTGCCGTCATCCTCGATCGACCAGAGCGCGCGGGGGATGTGGATTGCGTCGGCGGGCATCCCGTCCGCGCCCAGCTCGAAGCCGATCGCCGCCCACCCGGACATGAACAGATCGGACGTGACAGCCCACCGGAGGTCGCGCGGCGGGATGCCCGAGCGGGTCGTGACGAGCCAGTCGGGCTGGTCGGCGAGCTGCGTGTCGCCCTCGTGCTGGAGCCACGCCATGTCGGCGAGGACCGTGCAGGTGATGTCGTGCGCGCGCTTCACCGGGCCGACGCGGAGCACCGCGTCGCGGGTGATCGAGTCGGGCGCGACGGGCAGCGCGTCGGCGACGAAGATGGATTGGATGCTGTCTTGCGGCGAATACCACGACAGCAGCCCGGATGTCGCCGACTGCGCCGGCCCACCGAGGAAGAACTCACGCCAGAAACCCACGGTTCGAAACGATCGCGATGAAGTCTGACCTTCCACGAATCAGACGGCGTGTCGCGCCTTATCGAGGCGCTTCGCCGCCTTCGCTGCGCGGCTGTGTCGAGCGTCGCGATGGTGATGCAGATCGGGATGCACGCGGGCCTCGTGGTCTTCCGCGCACAGCCAGGCCTCGGCGAGCGTGAAGCGGAACGCGGTCCAGTGCCCACACGCCGAGCAGGTGACGACGACGCCGGTCGTCGAGCGGTCGAGGCGGATCGGGGTTTGCATGATCGGCTCCTAGAACTGCACGGCGTCGGCCGGGCTGACGGTGGTGGGCTGGTCGTCGAGGAAGTGCAGCGCGAGCGCCGCGGCCTCGAGCGTGGTCAGGTCGGCCTCGGGGTCGGACTTGGGCGGGCCGAACCGGAACGAGCCGTAGTTGCCGAACTTCTGCCGTGTCGCGAGCGCCGCCGCGGTGTCGAGCATCGGCTGCCGGAAGTGCACCACGCTGCCGTCCTCGAGCGCCTGCAGCAGCCGCACCGTCGAGAGCGGGATGTCGCCCGGCTTCGTCGGCTGCATCTCGGGGCGGAGCGGCATTCGCTCGAGCTTCTTGGCGACGATCGCCGTGTGCCCGTAGTTGTCATAGACCACCCGTTTGCGGCGGAGCTTGGCGTGCACGTCGCGTTCGAATCCCTCGGTGCCGGTCTGATGCAGCCACACCGCGACCGCGCGCCGGCGCGGGCGCTCGGTCTCGCCGGCGAGGGCGAGCGCGTCGGACACGAGGTCGGCCTGCTCTTCGTAGTCCCACGCCACAGCGAGCGCCGCGTGCGTGCCGAGGTGGTGCACCTTCATCGCCGCCGAGAACCTGGCTGGCATCCCCACCTCGTCGATGTTGCGGTCGACCGCGGCGCGCTCCCACCATGCCGGCGGGATGATGGTGTCCGCGGCGCCCTCGAGCCCGAACTGCCCGCCGTACTCGATGAGGAAGTCATCGAGCTGCCATCGGTCGAACGATCGCCGCACCGCGTCGACCGGCGTCGTGAAGCCGACGCCGGGATGATGCAGCTCGATGAACTCGCGCATCCGACCACCGGTCGCGCCCGTCAGCGGGTGCGGCACGTCCGGCTCCCACGACGCCAGCTCGGCGCGGTCGACGCGCTCGGGGATGCCGTGCCACGCGACGCCGGCATCGGGGTCGTGCAGCGCCTTCCACAGCAGGTTGCCGGTGCGCCACTTCTGGCCGGTGCCGGCGAGGATGAACTGCGCGCCGATCTTGGTGTCCATCGTTGGGATGACGGCGCGCTCGACATCCTCGCCCTGCTCGATGTCGGCTTCCGCCGCTTCGTCGCCGAACGCGGCGTCGAACCCACCCGAGCGGAACCCCTCACCGTTCGGCGTGTAGACGTTGAGATACGAGCCGGTGTCTCGGAACTTGGCGTGCTCGGTGCCCTTGCCGACGTTGATCGTGACCGGGCTCGTGCGCGGATCCGGGTAGAGCCGCTCGAGGTGCGCCACGATGTCCTTGCGGAACCGCTCGCCCGCCTTCGCGCCCGTCGTGAACATCGTCCACCCGACCTGATAGTCCTCGCGGTGATAGCAGCGACCCATGAGGACCGCCTGCACCGCGGTCGTCTTCGTCGACCGGCGCGGCTCGAAAATCGCGTTCATGAAGTGACCGGCGGCGAGCATGTCGGCGATGACGAGCTGCATCGGCGACGGCCCCATGCCACCATCGCCGGCCCGCACCCGATGATCGAGGCGGAGCAGCCGCGCGCCCTCGATGAACTCACCGCGAGACTGCGGCGTCGTGACCAGCTCGGTGAGCCGGATCGGTGCCATGTGGTCGATGCGCGATCGCCACTCGAGCCAATTCGCCTCGGACCAGAGGTCGGCGAGGGTCGGTGTCGTCGTCATGGAGTCTCCAGGTTCAGGGGGAGGGATCGCTGTTGGAGCCGAAGGCGGGGGTTACATCGATCACGAAAAAAAGAGCCGGCGGTGCGCCAGTTGAGCAGGCCCGACGATCGGCGACGCGGCGGAGTACTCGAGCTGCGGCGCGCGTTCGTGATCGCGGCGCCGAGCTGCCCGCCGGCCGACCGATTGCCGCGGCATCCGCCGACGCGATGCCGATGCTCGGGCGCCAGGTTCTCGAGGCCCGGCCCGCCGGCCGGGTTGATGTGGCCCACGTCGTACGGCGAGCCCGGCTCGAGCACGCGCGAGCACCGCCAGCAGCGCACGTCCTCGCCGAGACGCCAGGCCCGAGCGACCTGCGCGCGGATGATGCGCGCGTTGCGGAGGAAGACAGGATCGCGGTGCTTGTCGGTCACGCTGCACCTCGCGGTCCAAGCGGTCCAACCGAAGTCTTAACTTCTACTCTTTCTCTTCTATGTGTATGGGTGAGGAATAGGTTGGACCGCTTGGACCACCCGCCCCCCCACTGGGATCGCGCTTGGACCACGCTTGGACCGCGCTTGGACCGCTCGGTTGGACCACCCGCCAGTAATGGCCGGAGGCTCTTCATTCCGGGGGTGCGGGGGTGCGCGGTCCTGGACCACGCGCCGCCGGCGGCCCGCCGCTTGGACCGGCCCATGTCAGGCCTCCCCGGTGGTGAGCATGACGCTGATGCCCTGGTAGCGCCACACGCGGGCGAACCCGTCGCGAGGGCGCGACTTGGTGATGCCGATGCCCTTGAGCCGCATGCCGAACGGGCCGGAGGCGAGCGCCGAGTAGCCGTTGCGGCGGCACCATCCCGAGTACTTGCGATAGACATCCGCGCACGGTGCGGACTGGTCGGGCTCGAGGTACACGCCATCGTCTTCCTCGAGCCACAGCATGAACGGGTCGGCCGCATCGTGCAGCCGCTCCGCCGCCTCGACGGCCGCGACGGGCGGCGCGAACTTGCCGCGCGCCATGAGCCGTCGAAGACCCTCCATCGCCACGTTGAAGATGCCGGGGATGTCCTCGAAGAGCACCTGCTCGTCGAAGCCGCCGAGCGTGTCGACGCGTCGGGTGAACTCGATCACCTCCCAGCGCCGGCGCCAGCCGATCGAGCTGTCGGAGGTGCGGAAGTACTCGTTGCTCGCGAACACGGGGACGGCGTAGGGCACGAACTCGAACGACTGCCCGAACTTGCGCGAGGCGCTGATCGAGTCGCCGCCGGTGATCTCTTTCAGCACCTGCGGGTCGGCGAGGAACCGGCTTGAGAGGTCGCCCGAGATGTTCGCGATCTTGCCGTAGAGCCCGGATGTCGCGAACCGGTCGTCGACGAGCTGGTGCAGCGAGACAGAGCTGTAGTTCTTCTGCCCGAGCATCGCGCGGAGCAGGCGCATGAGCGTGCCTTTGCCGTTGCCGCCCTCGCCGTGGAACAGGAAGATTTTCTGGAGCGGGTTGCCGGTCATGAGCAGGTAGCCGATGACTTCCCACATGTGGCGGTGCAGCTCGTCGTCGTCACCGAGCACGGTTTGGAACCATTCGAGGGTGGCGTGCGGGATCGCGATGGGGTCGCGCGTGATCGGCAGTTTGGTTAGCGCACCCAGCTCGGGCGCGTGGGCCTCGAGCGTGTCGTCTTCCCACCAGTAGATGCCGTTCTCGAGCACGATGTAGTCGAGCCGGCCTCGCGGGAGGTCGGGCAGGCCGACCTCGGGCAGGTCGATGTTCAGCAGGTGCGCCTCGATCTGCCCATTGACGGTGCGTGACCATCGCCGGCCGAGCGCGGCCGCGGTGCGCTTGGTGACGACGTTCTCGTCACGCACGAACACACCGTCGACGTACTCGTACAGGTCACCGTCGAAGCCGCGACCGAGCGTGGTCGGCGATTTGGCGATGTGTTCGGCGAGCTCCACGGCGTCAATCTCGCCAGTCCACGGCGCCGTGCGCTCACTCACCACAAAGCCCCGTCGACCTCGGCGTGCTCGAGCACGCACCAGTTATCATCCGTGCCCGACGTGTCCGCGTCGTTGTCGAGAGCGACACAGTAGTAGTGCTCGGAGTGCGCCGGGATCGGCTTGCCGCTGAGCGGGTGCAGTCCATCCTCGCCGGCATGCGGGCACGGCCCGTCGACACCATCGCGGAAGATGCCCCTGAGCCGCATCATCCGTCTTGTGCCGTAGGTGACACCGCCCGCGATCCGCTCATCGAGCGTCGAGTCCCAGCTCGGGTGAACGGGTGAGTACATCTGCTGCCACACGATGTCGCCCGCCCCGAGCCGGCCGTCGAGGGCGCTCACCTGTCGATCACCTCTTCCCAGTAGGCGACGACGCTCGTGCCGACGACGACGGCCCACAGGATGCCGAGGCCGACCGCGATGCCGATGTCGTCGGGCCAGAGGGTGTCGGCGAGCAGCCCGCCGAGGTAGACGAGGCCGGCCGCGACGAGCAGCGCGAGCACGAGGTGAAGCCGCCGGTTCATCGCCTGCGCACCTTGGGCTCGGTGGTGATCGCCTCGAAGAGACGCGCGTAGCCCTCGCCATCCGGTGCGTCGGCGAGCGACAGCGCGAGCGCGCCGAGCGCGCGCCGGCAGTCCTCGACGTGCGTGCGCCCGTCTTCGACCTCGCCGCGCTCGTACTCGAACTGCGCGTTGGTGAGCGAGAACAGCGCCGCCTCGAGCTGCCGCCACTGCACCTTGCGCACCGTCGCGGATGCCGCGGTGCCGTCGTCGTAGCCGGCATCGTAGGCCGGCGAAATGCCGCGCTCGGGCCTCGGCGATGTCGGGATGAGCGCCTCGAGCCCGCGACCCGGCCGCGAGGGTGCGGGGGTGCGGCCGATGCCGTCGATGTCGTGGAACTTGGGACGGTTCATGATGCTTTCCTTCCGGCGGCATCGAGCGCCGCCCATCGTTCAGCGGTCTCTTGTCGTGCGGCCCGCGCATCGAGCGCGGCCGTGGATGCCAGCGCGCGTCGACGCTCGCGGGCCTCGTCGGGGTTGTTGGCCTCGAAGTACCAGTAGTCCGCATCCAGCTCGGCGCGGAGCCACTGCCGCTCGAGCATGGCGACGTGCTCGCGGAGCACGCGCACCTCGGCCGCGGCATCGAGCCACCAGCGCATGAAGAGGCTCATGACGCCGGCGCCCAGTCAGCCGAGCGCGCGAGCAGCGCCTCGACATCGGACTCGGCGAATCGTCGCTGATTGCCGGGCGTGCGGATCGATTTGAGCTTGCCGTCACGATCCCAGTTGCGGACGGTCGGGACGGTGACGCCGAACGCGCGGGCCACTTCGCCGATCGCGAGGTATGTATGCGTACCTGTCATGAGAACTGACCATACGCATACGTATCAAACGCTGTCAAACATCACTCCGCGCGAGGCTACTTATTGACAGGTATTGATACGTGCTCTAACTTGTCTGCCATGAGCACAAACGTGGTTCCGTTCCGCGGCCGGCGCATCCCGGCGTGGACGTTTGGGGAAAGAGCCCGCAAGGTGCGTCGCGAGCTGGGCGCGACTCAGGATGACTTCGCTAAGCAGCTCGGCGTCTCGTCGCCGACGTACTCAGCGTGGGAAACCGGACGGAACGAGCCGTCGAACATGCCCGACGTGGCGGTGAAGCTCGAACGGATCACCGGCGTCGCGCGTGAATGGTTCCTCGGCTGGGCAGACGAAAGCCCCCGCCCGGAAGGACCGGACGGGGGCGGAGTGAGCCACCTGGGAGAATCGAACTCCCGACCTATTCATTACATGCTCAACTCTTCCACGCGAACGCTCGCGGCTGCGTGATCGCCGAGCCCGAATCCTACCGTTAAGCGCTTTCAGGTTTTCGTACGTATCCTGTGTGCCGTATCGAATGAACATGCGAAACGAGGTGGGGACGATGCCGCTCGATGCGTGGACGTTGTGGATGCGCGCACAGGGATTGTCGGACCGGACAATCGGGGAGCGAATCGGCACCGTGCGCGGGTTGCTTGACTTCTGTCAGCACGGCCCGCTCGAGCTGGATCCCGTCGACATACAGACGTATCTCGCACGTCCGCTATCACCGGCGACGCGAGCGACCTACCATGCGAGCATCCGCGCGTTCACGGCGTGGATGCAGCGCACACAGGTGCGGGAGGACAACCCGGCCGATCGAACGCCGCGACCGCGCCGCCCGAAGTCTCGGCCGCGGCCGATCGCGCCGAGTCAGCTCGAGGCGCTGCTCGCGACGGTGAACCGGCGCCGGACGCGCACCTACATCATGCTCGCGGCATACGCCGGCCTGCGGGTGCACGAGATTGCGAAACTGCACGGCCGCGACCTCGACCCGTACACACAGGTTCTCACCGTGCTCGGCAAGGGCCGGAAAGTCGCTCAGGTGCCGTTGCACGCCGAACTGGTCGAGGAAGCGGCGCACTATCCACGCGATGCGTATTGGTTCCCGGCGTACAGCTCCCAGTCGACCGCGCCGCATGTGAGCGCGACGGCCGTCTCGCAAGCGATCAGCGGGGCGATGGAGCGCGCCGGCTTTCACGGCAAGCCGCACCAGTTGCGCCACTACTACGGCACACAGCTCGTGCGCGCCGGCGTGAATCTGCGCGTGGTGCAGACGCTCATGCGGCACGAGTCGCCGGCGACGACGGCGATTTACACAGAGGTCGACCTCGACCAGTTGCGCGCCGGCATCGCGGCATTGAACAGCGCCGCCTAGAATCGGGCGCATGGATGCCTCGCTCGTCGTCGCCGCGCTGCTCGGACTCGTGATCGGCGCGCTCGCGCTGTACGTCGTGATCCGCCTCGCGGTGACGCACGGGCTCAAGTCCGTCGAGCTGTGGAAGGCGAACGACGGCGTGCGCGCCGCTCGGCGCTCGGAGTATCACGCCGCGACCGGTCTGCACCTGCCCGACGACACCACGCCCTAGCGCTGCGCGCCGGGCCGGTAGACGACGCCGACGCCGCCGCCGATGATGCCCATCACGGTCGTCGCGACGCCACCGGTCGCGACCACCTGCGCGGCGATGTCGGGGAACCAGATACCCGCGATGCCGGCCGCGAGCGCGGATGCCGCGGCGGTGCCGAGCGTCGCCCAGTACACGCCGTCACGCACTCGCGCGGGGACGGTCGGCTGGTAATCGCCCTCGAGCACGGCGACGCGCTCGTGCGTGGTCGGCGGCATCTCGAGCGCGCCGGCGGCTTCGAGGCGTGCGCGCCGCTCGGCGCGGGGGTCGGTGGTGTTCATCTTCTGCGTCCTCTCTGCAGGTGGGTCTCGACTCGGACGAGTCGGGTGTGGTTCAGGGTGATCGCGGCGATTACGCCGGCGACGGCGACGGCGAGGCCGGCGACGACGCGGGCGAGACTGCGGAACCATCCGCGGGTCTCTTCGTGGCGTTCGTCCAGCTCTTCGCGGAGGTTGGTGCTGTGGCTGTTCTCGAGCTGCTCGCGCGAGACGCGCGCGTCTCTGCGGACACCCGAGCCGAGGACCGCGACGATGACGAGGCCGACCGCCGCGACGACAGAGGCAACGATCTGCGCGACCTCGGATGTGACGTCGATCAACGGTTCCCCCTAGTCCTTGAGGCGCTCGAGGTGCTCGTCGACGACGCCGGCGGGAATCCCCGCGAACTCGTCGCGGAGCTGCGCCTCCACGGCGGCCGCGATCTGCGCGGAGTCGACGCCGGACGCGGACGCGGACGCGGCGGCGGCGGCGGCGGTGGCGATGGTCTGGATCTGCGCGTCCGAGATGACCACCGCTCCCGAGGCCCGCGGATAGCCCGAGTTGTTGTACGTCTTCACGTTCTGCACGGCCACCCAGTCGTACTCATTCACCTCGATGAGGTTGTCGAGGTCGATGTCGTACGCCTTCACGAGCGCGGCGAGGTGTCCGGGCGGCGGGATCAGGAACCCCGTCTCGGTCTCGACGACGAACGCCTCATTTCCGTTCGTGAACTTCTGGTGATGGATGCGGATGCCGGGCATGTCGTCGTCCTCCTTGAGGATGGGTTGGGGGTCCGGGAACGGTGTCGCGTTTCCGCCGGCGGGCTGGCCGTAGAACTTGTCGTGCTGGCGGAAGTACTCGCCGTGCCAGATTTCGTCTCGCGTGGTGCCGGGGTAACGGGCGGTCTGGCGCCACCCGTTGTCGCGCCAGACCTGTGCGGCGGCGTGGTTGTACCAGTCGTCCGAGTCGGCCGCGTAGCCGAGGCAGTGAACCGAGTCCTTCGCCGGCAGTGCGTAGGGTGCCCAAGGCCCGCCGTTCTGATACCGCAACCACGCGGCATAGTTCTCGTCCGCTTTCAACGGCGAACGCCATGCCTCGTTGATGTCGGCGGGACGGCCGAGCTGCGCGTCGATGCGCGCGACGGATGCCGCCGGCTCGGATGCGAGCCGGCCGCGGTCGTGGCCGATGTCGACGGCCTGCGAAAAGGGCAGAGTCATCGTTCCCGCTCTTCCAGCTCGGCGACGCGGGCGTTGAGCTGCGCGACCTGAGCGAGCAGCAGGCCGATGAAGTCGATCGAGAGCGGGATCGGGTTCCCGTCCGCGTCGCGCTCGAGGTGCGGCGCGGTGCCGTCCTCTTCGATGTGCCGCTCATAGATCACGAACGACTCGGTGTCGGCGTCGGCGGCGAGCTGCTCGGCGGTGTAGCCGTAGCGCCACACGCCGTCGCCCTGACGCATCTGCCAGCGCTTGAAGCCGGGGAACAGGTTCCCGATGTCGAGCGGGTCGACATCGCCGATGCGCTCCTTGAACCGCTCCGACGACGCACCTCGGGAGACGCGCCCGTCGCCGTTGATGTACGCGATGGCGTAGCCGCTCGTCGCGGCGACCGCGGCAGGCAACCACAGGTGACCGCTCATGGTGTCGCCGGACTTCGACACGCGTCCGTTCGCATTCGAGTTGGCTACGTCGGCGGCGCCGGATGCAGCTTGCGCGTCCAGCAGGTTCGCCAGCTCGATTTCGGTGGAACCGGAGCGGCCGACGAACCGGGAACCACCGAACCGGAGCCCGACGTTGCCGGCACCGGTAACGTCCATCACGGCCCGACCGCCCGCGGTGCCGGCGAGCCCACCGACCGCGCCGTCGACGTACCCCTTATTGGCGGCGTCACCAGACGCGGACGGCGTGACGAACTGCGCACGCCCCGACGCATCACGCTGCACGAGCGTGTTCGGCGACGCCGCTGAGGCTTTGTGGTCGGGGTTGATCTTCTGACTCGTGATCGACCCATCGGCGATCTTCGAGTTCGTTACAACGCCGGCGCCCAGTTTGCCCTGGGCGAGGTAGTCGCGGGTGAGCATGATCTCGGCGTCGAGCGTGTTCGCGGGGGTGGTGGCACCGTTCACGTTCGCCATACCTGCGGCGATCGCGTCGTCTCCAATGGCCATGAGGGGTCTCCGTCCTAGAGGTCGTTGATGACGCCGGTGAGCGCGTCGATGGTGCCGGGCAGGAGGTCGATTGAGCCGGGCAGGGTGTCGGTGGTGCGGGTCGTGATCGACACCTCGTCGAGGTCGAGGTCGAACGCCACCGACTCTGTGAGGCCGGTCTGCGTCGGTGCGCCGTTGAGCAGGACCGTGACAGCCTGCTCGGCTCGCGCCGTCCAGTCCGCGACCTGCGACGCTTGCACGACCCGGCCGCGGCCTTGCGCACGCTTCACCGCGTACTGCGACCTTCCGGTGCCGGGATACGGTGCGTTCACCTCGACGAGGCGCACTTTTGTCGGCGATGAGGTGAGCCCCCAGTAGTCGACTTTGGTGCGGGTGATGCCGTTCGCGTCGTCCCACACGTAGCGGGTGACCTGCGCATCGAACCAGTCGTCAGAATCGCGCGAGAGCGTGTCGGTCGCGTCGGTGAGGTTCACGCCGGCGGCGAGCGTCAAGTTGCCGGCGGCGACGTATGACCCACTGCGGAGCGTCCACACGCGCGCCTCGTCGCACACCAGCCGGTACCCTGCCGCCTGCACCAGAGGATGCAGGAATTCCATGCCGGAATCTCCCGCCCGCCACACCAGCGAATCCGGGTCGCGGGCATCCAGCGGCGACAGCGGCGTCCGGGTCGATGTGCTGCTGTGCGCGGTGCCCGACCAGGCGACCGTGTAGAACGCGGACGGTGCGGTCGACCCGTCGAAGTAATCCACCAGCTCATCGCCGGGGGTGAGCATCGCCGCGTCGACGTAACAAGTCTGACCAGCCGCAGACGCGTTGTACTGCACCAGCAGACGGGCCTTCGCGGCACCGGCCGGTGCGACCCTCCCGACCGACGACAGCCGTTCCCATCCGGTCGTGGACAAGGTGACATAGGCGCCGGCGAATCCGGTGATGTACCCGTTGTTCTCGTCGAAGAAATCGATCAGCACGCGTGCCTGATTCGCGGCGGTGGCCCGCGCGTACACGCTTCCGGTGAACACGTCGCCGGCCGACGCTGAGATGTAGTCGGTGCGGATCAGCGAGGAACCGGCCGCAACCGCGTTGAACGCTGCGGCATGGGTGCCGCGGAGCTTCACACCGGTCTGCGAAGTCAACCCCGACGCGTTCGACTGCAGTGCCCAGCCGTCAATCGAGCCCGCCTCGAACTGCGGGTTGTCGAGCAGGTTCGACAACGACCAATACGCAGTCATGTCCGCGTCGTTCGCCGGGGTCGCTGCGAGCGACGCACCGATCTTTCCCAGCACGTAATTCACGATCGAGCGGAGCGAGGTTTCCAACGTGCGCGGGGTCCGGTCATCCGACTTCGCCCGGTAGTCGGACAGCAGCGCCTCATCCGACGCGAGGTCCAGCGACACCACGGCGTCACGGTGCCGGGTCGGTCGCGATCGCAGGCCGAGGTTGAACGTCCGCGACTGCGAGAACGTCGGGAACGTCGCGTTGGCGACGACACGGATACGCGCGTTCAGCCGCGGGTCGAGCGTCGTCAGCGTCGCCTCGTCCGGCCACGCGACATCCAGGAACCCGCGCACATGCGGGGCGCTCCCAGAGTCCAGGGTGATCCGACCGCCACGCACCGACAGCGGCACATCGGGCGCACCGATGAGAACCGCCGTGTAGGTGTGCGTCGATTCGGTCACGGCGCGACCTCGCGGTACGGGACGGTGAGGATGGACTCGCCGCCGGTGCCGTCTCGCAGCTCGGGCGCGGCGCCGTCTGCGATGACGAACGACATCGCGACCTCGGGCCGCGAGACCGACGCGAGCGTGAGCACCTGCGGCGTCGCGAACGCGTCGACGGCCTCGGCGACCTCAGCCGACCCGCGCGGGAAGACGAGAGAAAACGAGCCCTCGCGGAGCCCGGCCGGCCTGAACGTGTAGTCGGCATCCTCGCGGCCGATGATGGTGTGCACCACGGTGCGCGACGGACGCCGAGCTAAGTACTCGGAGAGCGCAGTCGGGCTGATTGTGCCGCCGGAATGGGTGATGGTCGCGTCGCTCATTGCCACTCCGATGTCCCGACCGGCTTCACGCGCATGTCGACGTACTTAGGGCCGGTGAGTCGGTTCAGCGCCGCCCACGCGGCGCTGTCGTCGACGTTGACTTTGACGGTGGTCTGGATCGGCTTCCCGTACGCCGCCGCCAGGCCCTCGTACCGCTCCTGAGCTGCGCGCGCCGTGCGGTCGATCTGCTCGCGGTTCTCTTCCTCGGCCTGCGTCTGGATGTCGGACAGCGCGCGAGCCTTCTCCTGCTCTTCCTC